TTAAGGTTTATTCTTATTTTAGTACATTCCTTACACTCATAAGAATAAGAAGATGCAACAGGTCCTCTATCTTTGCGTGTTCTATAAAAATCTCCTAATAAATTTTTGACTTCTCCACAAACTCTACAGGTTCTATCATTAAGCAATAAATGACCAAGCTTTATTTGCTTATCAATTTCCATTACTGACTATATTCCCACATATAAGCACGGTCTCCATATTCATCAGCAAACCAACGATCACCATCAGCATCTGTAAAACTAGTTTCCTCTGAACCATCAGAAAGAAATCCAAACGGAGCCATATCTTGTTCTATTTGATTTTTCTGTTCCTCATAAAGTCTCTTTCTTACATCTTGATCCGTAAGTTCTTTAAAATAATCCTGTGATACTAACCAGGCATAAATGACTAGACACATTGCCAGATCATCATTACATCCTTCTTCCGCTTCAAATGAGTTATGTTTTTGAATAAATGTGGTAAGTTCACTCATAATCTCATAATCATTAAAATATAACTTATCCTCTTCAATCATAGTTTTGAGATTTAGGCATCCAATTTTTTTAACAGTCTTGGACATTTTCACTCCAAGTTGAGTTTTCTTTCCAGAAAATCCCTGTCCCACAATTTGACCTGCTCTTCCTCTCATAGAGCACATCAACAAATTACTATACTCCAAATCATATTGAAGAATACTTGCAACCTGATCTCCAACATCATTAACTTCACATAATATAAATGCATTATTGTAATTTTTTGCTACCTCATAAATGATATTTGGAAACATCATCGGTTTAATTTCGTTGTTTCGGTATTTTGCAACAATTTTATGAGGGAACTGTGTAATATCAATAACAACAAATGCCGAATAATCAATCCCTACCCCTCTAGCAACGTCTACAGTGATGACGTAATCACATTCCTCAGTCGCATTCACATAAACATCTAAACCCGCATTACGGGTCTTAGGATGCTCATAGACGAGTGATCTGAGTTTGCTTGGTGCAATTAGAGTATCAACTGAACCCAGAAACTCACACTCAAATTCAACTTTGAATTGTTGTTCACTTGTGTTAGCAATTGTCTGTGCCTTCCAGGCAGAGTCTCTACCAGGAACTTCACTCCAGTGAACATCAGTAAAAATGTATTCGTTCTTTCCTTTCTCTGCATCGTGCCACATACGGTAGAAATGATTCATACCGTGTGGTGTAGATACAATAATTACCTTTGTACTTTTACCTGCAGTAATTGTTGGATATACCGATGCAAAGAATGAATCTGCAATGTGATTCGGGACGAACGCAAATTCATCCAAAAAGAGGATATTGAAAGACATACCACGAACTGCAGAAGCAGAAGTAGAAGCAGCCAAGATTTTACTTCCGTTCTCCAATTCCAGAGAACCTTTGTTCCAGGAGATAATTCCTTGTTGCATCCATTTTGGTAGATTTTCATATGCCGTTTGAAGACGATCTAAAAGTTCTCTTGCCGTTGCTGCCTTGTTTGCAAGAATACCAATATTCACATTATCATTAAATACTGCATAATGAAGAAGATATGATACTACAGTGGTACTCTTAACAGTTTGCCGAGGCATCTTACAAATATTAAATCTATTTTTATGAAATCTTTCAACAAGTTTTTCTTGAAACGGATACAACTCAAAAGGTTGTAATCCGTGATCCAAAGTCACAATCTTTACATAATTTTTTGCAAAAAATACAGGATCTTCCTTACACCTTATAAATTCAACAATTTGTTCTTCTGTAAATTCAATTGCTGTATTTGCTTTTTTGAGTAAAGGATTACCAAGATAAATGTCAGCACTCATATATTAATTACAGTTCCAACGACGAAGTGCTTTATTTATTCTCGAATCTGGATCTCGTGCAGTTTTTGCAGAAGTAAGTTTTGATTTCATTCCGGACATACGACTACAAAAGTTTTTTCTACGTGATGCTCTTTTACCAGTTGGTTTCTTTTCTGTTACTGCTGTCTGAAGATTTGAACCCGGATTTTCTCTGCGATATGCATTCACTGCCTTTTGACTCAACCCATCAGTTTTATCTTTACGATTTTCTTTCTGCCAATCTTCTTCAATCTCAACTTCTTCACCAATCTTTTTAGAATTGGTAAGATAATTTTTTGATTTTGAATTTACAACTTGAATCAGTGGCATTCCTGGTTCAATTGTTGAAACTTTATATTGAAGAACTTGAGAACCTGGATAAATTTTTTGTATCTCTGTAGTAACATCTTTTCTGCTGGGCATTCCAATTTGTGGAAAGAACATTCTAATTGAATATGTCTTTCCTCTCCAGTTCAAAATCACAGCAAGAATATTTCCTGTTTCTGCCTGTAAACGAGTTGATTCATCAATTTGAGATTTGAATCCTTTAATTGGTTCTGGTTTGATAATATCAACTACTTCAGCAAAAGTATTACCGTTTAAATCTTCAATTGTTACATCTTCTTTTTTTACGCAGTTTGGATATCTTTTTCCAAACATTGTTTTCATACCTTTCTTTTTATATCCAGCCCAACACTTTTCATCAAGATTTAGATCTTCTAGAACCTTTAGAGAAATTGGTGATAAACTTTCTGATTTGTTACCCCAATTAGCAGCACCGACTTTACGACACTTAACTAATGCACCAGAAGCATATGCAGAAGGCCAAACACTATAACGAGATTTAACCTTTGTGTAACAAGCATCCTTTGTTCCACTACCCTTAGTCTTTTTATCAGATTCTTCAGACATTTCAGACATTTCATTACTATCCATATAGTCTGCTGCAGTATCAATGTAATCTGCTGCCTTAGTGATTTTAGACTGAACCCACGCAGGTAATTGTGAATCACCTTTTTTAATAATTTTTCTTAATTTTTTAACAGCACTATCAATTGTATCCATTTCTGTATTTGCCATGTATCCTTCTTTATCTTTTTCCTTTCCATCAGAAATTGCATTATGATTTTCATTAAAAGATTCTTTTTTCATTGCCATCTTAGTGGCAGTAGCATACATAACATCTTTAGCACGATCACCATAACGATTTTTAAATCCTGCTGAGTCTTTCTTCATTGATTTGACTATTTCTTCTTTCTTTTTTTTCTCTGTTGAAGTCATGGTTTTTTCATTCACATATTCTTCGTTTTTCATTTTCTTTGTGGGGGAATCGGTGGAAACATAAGTTGGTGATGCAGCACCTGATTTTGATTGCTGCCCTGGATCTTTTTCTCTTTTTCTTCTTACCGCAGATGATATTTCTCCTTTACTCATACTTGATAATTTAGATCTTGAGAAACACTTTGGAGTTTTGGTTTCTCCTGGTTCGTTAGCACATGGAGATCCATCTGACTGCACCCATCCAGGTTTTCCATCCTTTGATTTAGATTTGCCAAACCAATCACGAAGACCTTCTTCTGTTACACTATTTAAGGTTTCTCCTATGAGAGTGCAATCTTTCATACCATGTTTAGGACACACTTTTCCTTTCTTTGTATGATTACAAGACCCTTCTACAGGTTTACCAATACCCACTTCTGTCGGTTTTATTTTTTGTCCTGGAACATCAAATCCAGTTGGAAGAGGTTTACATTCTTTATTTGTATTGCACCAATACATTCCTTTACCACAATTTTCTTCACTCAAGATTTTTTCTACTAGAGAAAGTTGTTCTTTCATCTCAATCAAAGGTTATGTGCATTTACTATTTCTATTTATTTGTCTGAACCGTTTGATTGTTTCTTTAAAAGTTTTGCTAATTCTGCTGTTGACCCTACAAATAATGCATTTGTGACGTTTGTTGGTCCACGAGGTTGCTTGTCTTCCTCAATATTTTTGAGTTTCTTTTGTAGGTCCATTAATTTATCGGTTGCATCTGCGACATTTTTAATTAATTGTCCGGCAACCTCATATGCACGAGGCATCTCACTTTCTTGAGCTAACTGAAGAATTCCATTAATTGCTTCTTGACCCTTCTCAATCAAAGAATACAAATTTCCTCTTGTATATTCATAATCTTTTTTAATATCTTGAATTGAATTTGAAATCTCACCAATTTTATTTTCGTGAGTATCTTTTACAACTTCAGTTTCCACTACTTCCCCCGAAACATTAAAAGTTTCATTTAATTTATTAAATTTTTTCGATTCACTCTTCTCTGTCATTATGGTGACGTTGTAGATCCACTAAATCCAAAATCGTCCCCCTCTTCTATTAGTAAATTGTCTGCAGTTGTAATTAATTTAACTTCTGCTCCGGCAAGATGAGATGTAATCGTTGTGTCATCTCTTCCTCTGTCTACAGTAAGAATATTACCAGATTTCAATTTTACATATACCTCTTCACCCTCAATATCAAGATATGTATCTACAGAAATAGAAGATGCACTATTTACAGTAATTAAAATATCTTCTGTTGTAATATCTTTTGTAATATTTGTAATTACAGTACCAGTATAATTTTTGATAGCTCTTGGTTCTGCAGAATAAACAACTTCTCTCTTGGGAGTATTTGTAATATCTCCAGTAATATAACTGACAACTGCTCTCTTGACAATATCTCTTGTTGCTGTTGAAGTTGGTCCAAAAAGATATAACTTTGCAGTAAATCTCAAAGTATAAATTAAGACTCTTCTTTTATCAAAATTTCCTTCATAATCATCTTGCATCGTAACGTTTTCAAGAATAATTGGAATGTCTCTTTTTTCATTAATTTCATCAACAAGTTCAACTGTAAGATTATATGATGGTTGGAAATATGGTAGAATTTGTTCAATAATTTGAAGAGCATCATCATTCAATTTTGACATTATAGACAGTTCAAATTGTAAATTATATGGAACTGGCATATAAGTTTTTTTAGTTTCAGTTCCGTCGGTAACGGATTTTGATAAAAATGTTTGAGTCGTAGTTAATTTTCTGGCAGTATCATATGACAATCCAGTAAACTCAAAAGACATTCTTGGTAATGTAATTTGAGTTGGATTGCTTAAGTTTGGAGACTGCTCTAATCTTGCTAAAAACTTTTGCGTCGGTCCATATGAAAGAGGAACTTTTATAACACTTACAATTTCATTTGCTGAATTTGTGTGTTTAATTGTAATATCATTAAAGAGAGAACCAAATGCAATAACAGTTTTTCTTAAGATTTGGTGGTAAAAATACTCAAACATGAGATAAGTAAAATATAGTACTATTTAACCATCTGATAATTTATGGCATACCAAATGGATTTCTTTCACTAAAATCTATAATTAAATCTGCCTCATTCTCTATCTCTTGATTTGAAGAGTAACCATTATCTGGTGGATATTCGTTGATTATACGAAGTTCGTGAGTAGCACTTGATGCAGCACCTACAATATTTTCTCCAACTTCAAATTCACCAGTTACATTTGACACTTCAAGTATATTTGTCACAGAACTCCAAGATTTGACTCGTGCTGTAGTTGAACTTGCGGACCCAACAACAACCTCATTAAAAATAAAGTCTCCGGTAGATGTCAATGATGGATTTCCAATAGTCACGGTAGGAGATAATGTATATCCCATTCCTGCATTTGTGATGCGAATTTGAGTAATCGTTCCTGCAGAACTTACTACAGCAGTTGCAGCAGCAGAGACTGTTGAAATACCGGTAAATGTAATCGTGGGTGTGTTTACATATCCAGAACCACCACTTGTAATAGTGATAATTCCAACTACTCCACTACCAATCGTACAAGTTGCTGCTGCTCCTGCACCATTTCCAAAAAATGCAACTCCCGGTGTTACTGTGTAACCAAAACCAGAATTGATAACCTCAACGGACTGAACGGATTTTAAACTTGGATTTGTATTATCAGTACAAACAACAATTCCACCAATCATCGTTGCAGATCCAATGCCAGTTAGTCCTCCTGATGGTGCAGATGATATTGCAACTCTAGGAGCACTTGAATAACCACCTCCCCTATTTGTAACAGTAAAGAATCGAATTCCTCCAGCCACAATGTTTGTGATTGCAGTCGCAGTTACTCCAGTTCCAACAAGAGTTAGTGTCTGAATTGGACCAAGAGGAACAAAACTATTATCTGGATCATTATCATCAGATCCTCCAATAGTATCATCAATTTCATCAATTCCAGTATCAATAACCTCATCCTCATATTGAAAGAGTTCACAAGTTAATTGATATGTGTACTTACCTTGTAATTGGTAAAATGGTTTTTCGTGCTCTACGTACTTGATTTCAAATAAACGATCTCCCAGAGGAAAATATATCAAATCTCCTTCTTTAGGTCGATTTGATAATTTTATGTTACTCAAGTTTTTTATTAATGGTGAAATATAAGTTTCAAACCTTTCTTTAGAAATTTCTAAAGTTAATTCATTTAAATTTTGAATTCCAAATTTTGAAAGTATAGTTGGATTATCTCCATATCCTTCAAAACTACTAATATATGCCTCAATTGGATATGCATTATCAAAAGCAGACTCAATAACTTCTTTTAAAATTGTTTTTTCTGTTATATATTTTCTAGGAAGATAATGAACCTCAACACCATAAATTTGAATTGATTCATTAATCAATCCTTGCATTAAGTTTTTTTCACTTGCAGATCCTTGCAGAAAAAATGGATTGAGCATCTGGTTATCCTATCATATCGAGAGGAGGTAACTCATAAGTATTTGACATTCTTTCCATAATCACATCAATTTCTTTTTGAGCATCGTCATAAATCTGTCTACCATTGAGTTCAACTCCTCCTGGTAATTTAAGACCTTGAAACTTAATTAAGTTCTGCCCCCACTGACGTTTGATCAGTGATGTTAAATATTGTTTTAAAAATGAATCGTTGTATACTCTTGTAAAATCATTCGGATCAAGAAGTCTCGAACAATCAATTACCAAGTAATCATCAGCATTTACACTTGCCCAATCAACATCTAAATATAATCTATCCATTCTTTGATTAAATCTAATTTGTTTATCTGTGCTGAGAAGGAAATCAATATCTTCCAAATAAGTTCTTGCCATTGCATATGATAAAAGTTCAGTAGATCCCAAAGAATACATATCATTCAAAAATAATTGATATTTCAAACTAAACATATTACTTGTAGCAGTATTAGCACCATCAAATTTAAAAATTTTGTTGATCCCAATAATTGATGGTGGTATTTGTATATAATTACTATTTTCTTTATATGTAAAAGTAGTTGCGGTTCCAACTATAGTTGTTGTTGCCGTAGTAGTAACTATTCCTGCTGTTGCACTGGCACTGTTTCCTCCTGGGGCTCTGCCACGATCAATGTCACCTTGAGTAATTTGATATTTTAAATATATTTGAGTTACTCCATCAAAATGTCTTTCATTAAAAAATTGAAGAGCATCATCAACCAAATCATCGACTTGTTCATCTGCAACGTTAATTTCTAGAACTGGTGCTCCCAGTTTTCTTTTGCAGTAATCTATCAAACTTTGTCTTGATGATGGTTGTGCCATTTATTTGTTACTCTTTTTTAAATATTTATGGTGCAGATGCAATTCCCGCAACTACCAGAATATTGCCACTTACGATTCTATAAACGGTGGATCCAGAACTTACCAAAACATCATAAACATATCTTCCTTCTGTTAAAGTTCTTGTTGCAGTAGATCCCAATGAAATATTAAATATTCCACCTGCAGCACTTGTAAATCCAACATTAAAAGTTGCTGCAGGATATGATGAAGATCCAATGGAAACACTTTTTGTCATTGCAGATGAACCAGTCCATCCAACAAAGTTAAAAACTGCACTAGATGTATTATAAGTATTGAAGTCTGCCTTAAAATTTGCTCCGGTATTCAGAATAAAATTAGCACCATAAGCAACTCCAGAATCTGGATCAAACGTAATATTTCTAGATGCCATTTGGTACTCCTAAAGTTAAGAGAATTTCTTGTTGTTTCAAATATAATTTACAATAACATTTTGCAAAATCCTTTGCAGTTTCAATATCATCAATACTATCTATTTCTGTGCTTATTTTGAAGTATTCAAAATTTTTACTTAAATTTTCAAGACTAATTTCTTCAGGATTCATTTACTAAACTCCTCAATAAAGATTTTATTTCACTAAGATCATTTTTTATATCAGCAACATCAGATTCTAGATGTTGTATCTTTTGATCATCATCTTCCTTTACATTGCGTCTATTTAAATACTCCTGATATTCTATCATATTTGTATTGATAATTGAATTTGTCTTTGAATCACGTAGAAGGTGGGAATGTCCTTCAACCTTTGCATATTCCATACTATGCTAATGCAATTACTCTCAGATCTTTCAATCTTGGAACATAAACCTGATTTGTGGAAGTCATAATAATTTTAATTCGATAAGATCTAAATGGTGGTAATTGATCTGCAGTAAATGTATATTCTGCAAATGGCACATCAATCGGTGAAAATCCAGTATTTGATGTTAAGGGAACAAGAGCATCGGGATGACCATTATTATTTTGAACATCAATTATTTGCCCTCTATTATTAAGGTTTTCATATCCTGGAAATGGTTCAAAGATTGGATTAAAGTTTTGATTTTGACTGATTGCATAAAATGCACGAATGTCTGAATAAAGATTGTTATATGCACTGAGCAATATTTTAATCGATGTTCCAGGATTTTCAAGAGTAATTTCTTTTGAAACATATTGGAATGCTGTTGGATCACCAAAAATACTATTAACTCTTGAATCTTCTGCATAATTTGTAATCACACTATTAACTCGATTTGAAGTTAATATCACACTTACTCTTTGAGTATCAATAACTGGACTTAATCTACTATCAATTGTGTTCAAGAAGACTCTTAAATTCATTGATTTATTGCCAGGAAGTGTGGAGAGGTATTGAGTCTCATTCACTTTCGATGCAATCATTCTTGGAGTATCAAGATAATTTACTTGATTTAATGTAATATTATCAAATCCAGTATCAATAAATGGAATCTCATTTCCACTAATACTGGATGCAGATATTGTTCTAATTTCTGAACTAAGTGAAGTTCCGGTCACAGTAACGTTCTGTATCATTGGAGTAATGATTTCAAAAGGCATATTTTGAGATGCCTTTATATTATAACCACCTGCTGATTTTGTTTGATTTAAATAAAGAGTCGGATATCCAGATGATGTGCTTCTTGCTATTCCAGTATTTGCTGATGTGTCCAATTTGATTGTATAAGAATCAAAAGTAATTGAATCTGCTGTAGTTACATCCGATAAATTGTGAGTTTTATTAATTCTCCTCAGAGAAACTCCACTCAACTCATACTTATAAACTGGTGTGCCAGTTGAATAATTAATTGGATTTGAACCTCTTATAATTTGACCACCAATTGATCCAGAAGAAGTTGACGTATAGGAAATAATTTCATTTCCAATCAAAAGATATCCTGCATTTGTTGTTCCGACACCAACATTTTCAAAAGTTGAAAATATAGATGAATCATCAACAAGAATTGCTGATGTAGAATCAAAAGTATATCCTGAGGTTAATTTTGTTGGTTTTACATCAGAAATTGCTCCAGAAATAGATACAAGATCTGTATTTGAATACATTCCGTGATTCTTATGATTCACTACAATACTCAAACCATCACTTACTACATTAATTGCAGAAATTGTGACATTACCACCAACAGAAGAATTTAGTGTTGTTGTAAGACCGGAGTTATTAATGTATTGAACAGTTGTACCAGCACCAGTTAGAAAATCTCCCTGAACATTATCAAGAATTAGTTGATCAACTCCTGTAATATTACCAATAGAAAATCTTGCGTTTTGTCCAATTGTAAGACTTCCAATCGTCGTAATTCCAAGAACATCACCAACTTGATATCCAGATCCACCAGATACAATTGTAACTCCAGTGGATACAACTGAACCATTTGATATTGATATGTCTGCAGTTGCTCCTTGACCACTTCCGGTTATTGTATTTAAATTTACGGAACTATAAGTAGCAGATCCTGATGATGGAGTATATCCAATACCTGCATTAATTACACTTAGTGTTCCTGTTGATATTCCTGCACTTCCAACAAAATTACCAGTCGCATTACTTCCCTGCTGGA